ACTAACATTTCTCCCCTATATCAACCTCAGAGAGAGGGGCACCCCCAATTACTTCCTGTTTAATTCAGGGATACCTAAATTATTTTATTTTTTTAAAAATTTCGACCCTAATATGAAATATTTCGACTCTTATATATCCTAAAATATACACGATACTATGCCCTACATGACATTGGCATAGCACCCTTAGAGGACTATAGTACTTTTGTCCCCTCCGAGGTACTATAGATTCCTACCTATCACTACATTAGTTGCCATAGCACCCTTAAAGATATGAATCTAGATGATGGTGCTAAGATGGCTAATGAAATAGTTACTCTTTCTAACTTAGATAAATTAAATCTAAAGAAAGAACAACTAAGAAGACAAAAGCAAGAGATGTTTAAAAGTGATTTTGCTAAATTCTCTGAAGCAGAGATTAAGATTATTACTAAAGATAGTGCTCTAGGATTTGTGTCATTTAAATTTAATGATGCCCAAAGATTAATCAATGATAGGCTAGAACAACAGTTAAAAGAAACTGGTAAAGTTAGGGCTATTATTTTAAAAGCTAGGCAGCAGGGTATTTCTACCTATTGTGCAGCTAGAGTGTTTTGGAAGACATATTACATGCCTCATACTAGGTCTGTGGTAATGGCTCATGATGGGCCAACTTCTGAAGCACTATTTACCATGGGTAAGAATATCATTCAGAATATGGATGCTAAGATTGCTTTATCTAAAGGTAACAGTAGAGAGATACAGTTTGAACACAATAGTTCAGGGTATCGATTATACACTGCTGGATCACCTGAAGCTGGAAGAGGTACAACACCTACTATTGCTCATCTATCAGAAGTAGCATTTTGGACTCATGATGAGAAAATACTAGCTGGATTATTCCAAGGGATAAGCCAAGCAGATGGTACAGAGGTTATTGTAGAATCTACTGCTAATGGTGCTACAGGAGAGTTTCATAGATTATTTAGAGGTGCTATGGCTGGAGAGAATGAATATATTCCTGTATTTATTCCTTGGTTCTTAACTCCAGAATATATGAGAGAAGCTCCTCCAGCCTTTGAATTAGATTTAGATGAAGAAAAGTATAAAGATGATTATGATTTAAACGATGACCAGATGTATTGGAGACGTTTAAAGATTGCTGAAGGTGGTGCTTTAAAATTTAAGCAAGAGTATCCTGCTAATCCTGAAGAAGCCTTTTTAGTATCTGGGTCATCTGTATTTGATCCTGAAGTTGTTAATAAATTGTTACCATCTACCCCTATATCTACCCGTGTATTTAATTTACAAGCGGGTGTATTTGATGAGGGAAGAGAAGGTAGTTTAGAGTTGTGGCAGTACCCCGATTGGGAATCCAATTATATTGTATCCGCTGACGTATCCCTAGGGGTTGGTCAGGACTATTCAACAGCTACTGTTATGGACACAGAACGTCAAGTGATAGCTATGTATAGGAACAATAGAGTTGACCCATCGTTATTCGGAGATGTGTTATTTTACCTAGGCAGATATTTCAATAATGCTCTGCTAGCTGTAGAATCCAACTCTATGGGTATTGCCACCCTAAACAGATTAAAACAGATGAACTATGTAAATCTATATTATCAGACTAAAGCTGCTAACATGGATAATACTGAGGGAGATCGACCGGGATTCAGAACTACTAGTGCCTCTAAACCTATGATTATAGGTTATTTGAAGAGAGCTATTGAAGATGAAGACATTGGCCTACCTAGTAAACATATGATATCAGAGCTTAAATCTTATGTGTCTAATGAGAATGGATCAACAGGGGCCTTACCGGGTTGTCATGATGATACTGTTATTGCAGTAGCCATAGGATTAGAAGTGTTAAGAACTCATGCTGATAAACTAGCTGGAAACAGAGTATCTTGGAAGCAAAAGAATCTACATTATGTTAATGATTCAAATTGGCTATAGAGCCTGAGAGATGATGATGACTGATAAACCAAAGAAACCTAGTAAGAAAGACCTTAAAGTTCCGGGTACTAATTCGTATCCTAAGTACGTACCTGTTACTCCGGAAGAACACGCTAAGAATCTCACTGATGGGCAAAAAAGAGCTATGGCCCACCCCGGAGGTGAGAACTTAGTTTTGTTTAAAGATAGGGCCTCTTCTGTAGAAGCTAGAGAAAAGAGTCAAGCTACTAAAGCTAAGCGTAGAGCAGAGATCAAAGAGCTAGGTCTCTTTGTTAAGGCTCTAGATTCTATTGGATACGAAGTATCTGGACAAGCACCTAAAGGATTAGATGTATTAAAACTCCTTATGGTAAAGGCTATGCAGTCAGGTGATGATGTAGAAGCTGGTCGATTAGCTGCTATGGTTGCTGAATATGAAGCACCTAAGCTTACCCGTAGAGATGTGGTAACAACTGCTGTTGATGTTAAAGATTTAACAGACGATGAGTTAGCTACAGCATTACAACAATTAAAAGTTGTTGAACATGTGGAGGAAAGTAATGACTAAGTGGATACCTACTAAAAATGTTAAAGGTGAACCTTCTGGTCGTAACAAAGAAAATTACGATAAAACCTATAGTGCTAAGATTGCACGTAGTGCTAAGAATGAAAAAGATGGTAAGTATGCTATTAATACATACCGAAATGAAAAGACTGTATAGTTGTATACAGAGATAGTTTGCATGGCCTAATCTCGGAGACAGAATATGGCAAAGAAGAAGTTTGAAAAGGTAGATGATGAATCTCTATTAATGCTTATAGAGAGTGGAGTTAAAGGTTCCACAGGCAGTTGGCTTAACTCATCTGATCTTACACGCGAAAGGCGTATGGCAACACACGAATACGCAGGTTTACCTCTAGGTCATTTAGCACCTGAAGGTGTATCAGGTATTGTGTCATCAGACACTACTGAAACAATCGAAGCTTACCTCGCTGTAATCTCAGAGTTGATGTTGAACAATGAAAAGATAGCAAGATTCACACCCTATGATCAAACACCTGCTGCATTAAAAGCTGCACAGGATGCTTCTGATGTTGTAAACTATTGTGTGTTTAAGAAGAACGATGGTTGGAATTTATTAAATACCTGGATCAAGGCCTCCTTGCTCTGGAAGAACTCAATTATCCGCTGGGATTATGTAGAAGATTTTAAATACGAATATGAAGAATTTGATGAGATTAGCCAAGAATCCTTGGATGAAAAGCTGGGTGAACCAGACATTGAGATTGCAGGGGACTTGCTTGTCTCACCTCGTGTTGACGGTGTGTATTATTCTGATGTTCGTTTAAAGAAAAAGATAGACAAGAGTCGTGTTAAAATTGAGAATATTCCTCAAGAAAACTTTCGTATTAGCCGAGATGCTACTAGCCTAGATAATGCTGCCTTTGTAGGTATTGAGCTAGAACTTACACGTAGTGAGATTAGATCTGAGTATCCAGATGTCGCTAAAGATATTGATGACTGGGATGACCTAGGTGATGAAAACTGGTCAAATGAGTACTCTCAAGAAATTGCTGCTCGTAAAGAAGTTACTGGTCAATCATATCACGCTACTAATTCTCGTGATGATTATAGTGATTTAGAAGCTAGTCAGATCGTTACTCTAACTGAGTGTTGGATTAAAGTAGATCGGGATGGTGATGGTATTGCTGAACTCAAGCATATGATTGTTGCAGGTAAACATTTATTGTTTGAAGAAGATGTAGACTCTATTGCTTTAGCATCTATATGTCCTTTCGAAGTACCTTATGAGTTCTATGGTTTATCTGTAGCAGATATGACACGTAGTTCTACTTTGGCATCTACTGCAATTCTAAGGGGCTTTGTTGAGAATACTTACTTAACAAACTACAGTCCTCGTTTGGCTGATCCCAATGTTGTAGACTTCTCTGCATTGCAGAACATGAAGCCTAAAGATATTATTGCAACTAATGGTGCCCCTCAAGCCGCTGTAGCTATGTTGCAACCTGAAACTATTAGCACTGGCACTGTACCTTTATTGCAACATTTGCAAATACATAAAGAACAAGCCACAGGTATGTCTAAAGCTGCTCAGGGTTTAAATGATGAACTTTATGTGTCAGGTAACTCTGAAACTAAGTTAGCAATGACTCAGACTGCGGCTCAAAAGCGTATACAACATATTGCACGTATATTTGCAGAGACTGGCTTTAAGCGTTTAGCAACTGGTGTTTATCACACTATGCGCAAAAACATGAAAAAAGCTATGACACCTAACTATACTGGTGTTTATGCAAATGTAGACATCGATAAGTTGCCTGCACACATGGATATGTTAGTAGATGTAGACTTGGGCGAGAATAGTAATGCTAATAAGCGTGATAAGCTTACAATGATTGCAACTCAGTTATTACCTCTCATAAGGGAAGGTGGTCAGGAAATGATTTTACGACCTGATGTTACTGCAGTATTAGCAAATAATCTATTGTCTTCCTTAGATGAAAATCCATTAGACTATATAGAGGATTATAATTCTGAAGAATTTAAAGAAAAAGCTAAAGGCAATGCTGATAAAAAGCAAAAAGAAGCTGAAGAAGCTAAGCAATTGGCTAAGGAAGCTGAAACAGCGCAAATGGACTTAGCGAAAGCTAATGTCGCTTACACTAACGTACAATCAAGTAATGCTATACAGGATAACACTAAGCAATTAGCTGTAGCAATGGATAAGCATAATCAAGAATGGGAAAAGCTTCGTCAAGAAGCTTTGAAAAATGAGGTTGAACTACCCCAAAAGCCTGATATGAATCAGACGATTCAACAAGCTATGCAACTTATTAGTGGCATGGGAATACCTCAGAACAAGGGCGGTGTCTTAGATGATGCTGTTCGGCAGATGGGCATTGAGCCTGAACAAGCTTTGCAAGCCATCAAGCAGATGATGCAAGGTCAACCTCCGCAATAAGGTAACTAAAATGCGTAAGGAATATGAAGAAGTAGCTAAAAGACGTTTAGCTAATACAGCAAATCATGGTAGTCATAAGATTCACCCTGATGTGTTGGCACGTAATGCCCATGTGGAGTCTGAGTTTACATCTAGAGTATTAGATGAATTCTTCATGTCTTCATATGGTGAGATTCTAGTGACATACTTTACTCAGTGGCTCAAAACAGAGCCTCACGAGACAAAGACACGAGAATTTCTATACTCATGTGCTATGGCTTTAGGTTCTGTCAAAGAACAATTAGTCAAGCAAGAGATGTATGGTAAGAATGTACCCGTGATGGATGACATGAAACATAAGGAGTCCGATGACTCTGTTGGAGAAGATTAATGGCTATCATTTTAGACCCTACCCCCTCGGATGGCGCTAATTTAGAAAATGCAGCTTTTGAAAAAGTGATGCAATCTAGTGAATTTATGAACCAAGCAGTAGATGGTGTACCTGAGCTTGATGAGGACACAGAAGATACTAGCACTGATGAGTCTGAGGAATTAGACGATGTAGAAACAGATGATGAAAACGATGAACCTATCGATGAAGAGTCTGATGAAGAAGAAGAAGAAGAAGAGGTCGCCTCCGATGAGGATGACGATGAAGATTCTGCGGATGACCCCGTCGGGGATATTTTGGATCCTAATGAATATGATCTGAATAATCTGCTAGTAAGTGTTAAGATTGATGGGCAGGAACATGTTGTGTCCGTCAATGATGTAATTAAAGGTTACAGTACTGAACAATCTTTGGGTGCCAAGGGTCGTGAATTCGGTGAAGAACGTAAAAAGTTTGAAGCCGAGAAGACTACTTATAATCAAGAGATAAACGCGTTGGCCTCAGCAGCATCTGAGCAGCTAATGGCTAACGAGAAGTACTGGGAAGGGCAATATGTATCTATTGAAAAAGAACGGGAAACCGCTCGTGATGAGGGAGATACATATGCCGCTTCTGAACTTAAAGACAAATTAAGCGAAGCTCAAGAACAATACTGGGGTGCCCGTAAGCAACGAGAGGCTATTACCTCTAATGCACAGGCACAGCAAGCTGGTATTGACCAACAGATGTTAGCTAAGGGTGTGGAACATTTTAATGCCACTATCCATGAGCATATATCAGATTGGGACGAATCCGTAGCTACCGCTGTACGAGAATTTGCTTTAGAAGAAGGGTTACCTGAATCACTATTAAACGTGGTTACAGACCCAGCAATCATTAAATTTGTAGATGGTTATAGACGCATGAAGACTAATGTGTCCACAGGTGCTAAGAAACGAGCCAAGGTTACAACCAAAAAAGCTCCACCTAAAAAAGGACAAAGTTCACTTCAGAAAAGCCAGACAAAGAAATTGTCTAATCGAAACAAAGTATTATCAGGAAATGGTGATGCTAACGATGAAAAAGATTTCTTACGTTCCTTGGCGGCTAGATCACTAGGAGAACGATAATGATTGAACAGCTAAATAAGGCTATAGAAATTCTAGAGCGTCAAAGAGCACCCTTATTGAGGGAAATTACCTATAACGAAGGGCGTGCTCGCACTATTGCACCGCAGCTTTACTATGTAAATCTGTTATTATTGCAACTGAAAGAAGAGGTACAAAGTGTAAAAGCTGAAATACCTCGGGGTGTAGGTCGCCCCAAGAAAGAAGCTTAGAGACAGAGACTCTTTAACAGTACAAAACTAATTACGAGATGGCGGTATATACCCCCTACCAATAAAGTAATTACAGAAGAGAGAACAGTAATTTGACCAGAGGCTGTTCTCAACTCTGCAACGTAGATGGATGTGAATAATATATATGGAGATGGAGGCAAGCCCTCTTACCAAGATATATAAACTGCGCATAATTCTTTACTCAGCGGTCGTTAAGTTAAATTTTAATATCTAATAGGAAAATAGCAAAATGGCTAATTATACTTCTACAGGCCCTAAGGGCAAGAATGCTGCCGCTACTACCGAAAAAGAAGACTTGGCGAACTTTATCTCGATGATCACTCGTGATGAGACTCCGTTCACTTCTTCAATCGGTACTTCGAAAGCATCTGCAATCTTTCACGAATGGAACACTGACGAACTAGATACTGTTCGACAGTCTACTGTTGCTGAAGGAACTGACATCGGTTCTACTTTTCAGAATCCTGATGCTCGTGCTCGTTTGGGCAACTATACTCAAATCAACTCTAAGCAGCTTAAAGTTTCTGGCACCAAACGTGCTGTAGACCAAGCTGGTGTTGCTGATGAGTATTCATATCAGTTGAAGAAGCGTGGCACAGAAATGCGTCGTGACTTAGACATCCATGCAACTAGCTATGTTGGCGGTTCTACTGCTGCTGGTACTGATGCTGGCGCTAACTCTGGTGGTGCTATCCGTCGTGCAGCTGGCTACTTGTCATTTGTAGACGCTGGTAACGTAACTAGTGCTGCTACTGTTTCTGGTAGTGGTGATGGTGACGGTACTATCTCAGCTGTAGGCGGTGCTACTGTACTACCTGTTGCTGCTACTGGCACTAACGCTGTTGTGTTTGGTAAGCTTGAGTTATCTCAGGTTGACGAAACTATGCAGAAGATCTATGAAGCTGGTGGTAAGGCTACTAAGTTAATGGTATCTCCTTCACTTCGTCGTGAGTTCTCTGCCAAGGCACAAGCTGCAGGCGCCACCACCTCTACTGGTGCTGGTTCTGTAGGTAATGCTCGTCGTTCTGTTGATGATGGTAAGTTACGTCAATCAGTAGAAATGTACATGTCTGACTTCGGTGACATCATGGTTGTACCTAACTACTTGATGGGTCTAGCACCTAAGCAAGTAACTGGTTCTTCTGATGCTTCTGGTTTTGCTGCTGCCGACTCTACTGCTTTGATCTATGATCCAATGTGGTGGAATGTTGCTACTTTACGTCCTATGCAGGAAGTAGACGTAGGTCAGCAAGGTGACTCTACTGTTGGCCTTATGGTCGAAGAAGTTACCATGGAATGTCGTAACCCTAAAGGTTCTGGCGTTATCGTTGGTCTAACTAAGTAAATAAACTTAGTTATAGCCCTGTGGGTAAATTAAGTTTTACCTACAGGGCTTTTTTAATTTGGAGATGAAGATGAGTCTGAAGGACGAAATTATATTCGAAGGAAGTTCTTTTAAAACACAAGTATCTCAGGATATTGGTGGAATTTTAGACCAAACCGCCTTAGACAGGGCATATCAAGAAGTACATGGTAAATCCAAGAAATACCGAAAGATAGCTACGATACCAGATGTCGTTGCAATAGAAATTCTAACAAAATACGGGCTAGATTTACATGCCCCGGATTTTATGCATCACCCGGCCAATGGTCGTAAACTTAGACACATACTTAAGAGTGAGTATCCAAAACTTCTCTTGAATACATAAGGAGAGGCTAATGTCTTTAACAATACCTGCGTCTAGCGCTGGCACTTATGCAGCATATAAAGTTGCACACCCTGCACTCATTAATTTAGTAGATGATGTACGTGATTGGTTAAACAGAGACGAAGATACTGTTTCAAACAATTTAATTGGCTCATTCATGCAAAAAGCAGCAGATGATGCTTACAAAAAATTACGTATACCACCCTTAGAAAGAACTATAGAAGTAATTGTGTCTTCTACTAATGCTACTAAGAATGAACTACCAATCCCGGGTGACTTTACAGAGTTAATACGTCTGGCTAAAAAGACGGCTGTAAATAAGTACGATATCTATAATGATAGGGTTGAAATCACCTCATTTGATGATGAATATGCTTATAAGCCTAACGCAAGGTATTTTACTCGCAAAGGTACTAACCTAAAATTAAATCCAGTACTAGCATTAGCTGAAACTTATGAGCTACATTATTATGCTAGGGGATTCTCTTTAGACGCTCTTACTACAGATACATCAACAGAAATATATAATTGGCTACGTGATGATAACGAAAAAGCATTTCTTTTTGGTTCATTAAAGTATGCTCACATTTATTTAGGTGATCTAGCAGCGGCTGGAACCTATGAGAAGTTATTTAAGGATGAGATAGATTCATTAAATATGGAAGAAACACGTCGTCTATCGCGTGGGGCTAATGTTAAAACTATCTACACTAATGCGTTAATTTAAGGAGATAATTATGCCTACCGATGGTCTTTCACTAGGTGGTGCCTTTAACCAAGCTACTAATGAAAATTTATTACTAGCAAGAACAGATATCGAAGCAGCAGACGCACACAGGATAGCGGCAGGAGTTTCTGAAACTAATGCGCTGGCCTCTAAAAATGCAGCAGCAGTTAGTGCTACTAATTCTGCTAACAGTGCTACATCAAGTGCTTCTAGTGCCTCTACCGCATCAACTCAAGCAGGATTGGCAACTTCTAATGGTGCAGCACAAGTAGCTCTTGCAACTACTCAAGCAGAATTAGCAACTACAAACGGAGCAGCTCAGGTTGCTTTAGCGACAACCCAAGCTGGACTTGCTACTACAAACGGAGCAGCGCAGGTTACCCTTGCAACTACACAAGCAGGTCTTGCTACTACGAATGGAGCAGCACAAGTAACTTTAGCGACTGCACAAAAAACTATATCAGTTACAAAGGCCAGTGAAGCAGCATCAAGTGCTACTGCAAGTGCTAACTCAGCTACTGCAAGTGCTAACTCAGCTACTGCTAGTGCTAACAGTGCTACAGGGGCAGCTTCAAGTGCTTCTACAGCAACTACTAAAGCATCTGAAGCAAGTACAAGTGCAGGTAATGCAGCATCATCTCTTGCAACTTTTACAGGTCAATATGTATCTCAATCGTCACAACCTAGTGCCCCTAGCACTGGTGACCTATGGTTTGATACAACTAACAACATAATGAAAGTGTACAATGGCACTAACTGGGTTAATGCTGGATCTTCAGTTAATGGTGTACAAAACTCTGTACAACATATTGCAACAGCAGGTCAGACTACATTTGCAGCTACTTATGATATTACTTATTTACAAGTATATTTGAATGGTGGCTTATTAGCTGCATCAGATTATACAGCAACTAATGGTACTAGTATTGTACTTGCAGCAGCGGCATTTGTTAATGACATAGTATTTGTACATTCTTTTGGTACATTCCTTCTTGCAGATCACTACAGTAAAGTAGCCGCAGATGCTCGTTATTCTACTATAACTTATGTAGACAACACAGTATCTAACCTTGTAGACTCAGCACCTGCTACATTGAATACATTAAATGAGTTAGCTGCAGCCTTAGGTGATGATGCTAGTTTTTCCACTACTGTTACTAACAATATTGCTGCTAAGTTACCTTTAGCTGGTGGTGCATTAACAGGTGCAGTGACTACTAACAGTACTTTTGATGGTCGTGATGTTGCAACTGATGGAACTAAATTAGATGGTATTGAAGCTAATGCTACTGCAGATCAGACAGGCGCACAGATTAAGGCCGCTTATCAGGCAGAGACTAATGCATTTACAGATGCACAGTTTACTAAATTAGCAGGCGTTGCTACTAGTGCAAATAATTATTCACATCCAGCTAACCACGCTATTTCTGTAGTAACAGGTTTACAAGCGGCATTAGATGCTAAAGCCTCAAATACTTCAGTTAACAATTTATCAACAGTATATGACCCCATTGGTGCAAGTGTCGCCATGGCTATAGCTCTAGGAGGCTAACCAGATGGCTAATACATTTAAAAACGCAGGTGTTGCTATAGGCACATCACGCACTACGTTATACACAGCACCTTCTGCTACTCAATCAGTTATCCATGCATTATATATTTCTAACATTGATGGTGTTAATGATGCAGATGTAACTGTTGAAGTTACTGTAGATGGTGGTACAACTTATCGTCACATATGCAAGACAGTACCTGTACCAGCAGATGCTACACTACTTATGGACAAGCCGATTAACTTAGAGGCGGGAGACATTATTGGTCTTACTGCTTCGGTAGCTGGAGATCTAGAAGTCTTTGCCAGTGTACTAGAAATCGCATAAGGAGGTATTTATGCCATATATTGGTAACGTCAACGCATTTGAATCCGTAGGTACAAGTGACCTTGAAGATGGTTCAGTCACAGCAGCAAAGATTAACTCTGCCGTAGCTCTTGGAGGCCCGTCACTTGGCACTGCGAGTATTATCAGAACCAACGCAAACACTATCAGCGAGAACATCACGATACCTGCCAACACCAATGGTATGTCAGCAGGGCCGATAACAATTGCAGATGGGAGTACGATAATTTTGAATGGAACTTGGAGTATCGTATGAGTACATTAGAATTAAAGGAACTCTCACATCCAGCAGGGGAAGTCATCAAGATCGCCAGTGGGAAAACACTTGATTTGAAGAGTCAGGGTTCGACTACATTACCCACAGGCTCAGTGTTGCAAGTTAAAAATGTAAAAGATGGAGGCGTGAAAACAACAACATCCCAGTTTTACAATAATGATAATATTCCAGCAATCACTCATGGTGCAACAGCATTTACTTTAGCTATTACACCTACTAGCGCAACAAGTAAGCTATTAATCACTGCTC